GATTCACTGCAACCAACACCCGTTACCGCTTTAGACGCATTAACGGAGTTTGGAAAGTATGACTGAAGAGATTGAAGACTTAGGTAGTGGCAACTCAGCTTTTACTGTAGGCGACATGATCAGGACATTGAACCGGGAAACCGAAGACGGTGGCACTATTCTAGAGTGTGATGGTTCTTTCCTGGTCGAAGGTGCATATCCAGAACTAGAGGCGCTTATCCCAAAAGCCAATCATGTAGCGACCAAGAGTCCGTGGTTTGTCTCATTTGGATACGGTCGGATCAGTTTGTCTCAAGATGGTCAGTGGATTTTGTGGGTAGGTAGGCGCTACCGGCGTCGTTACCATATTCCAACTGGGGAATACTCCGGCAACAATGGATCGCAATACGAGTATACCGGCTACCCTTCCCAATCGTCAGATGGGAGTGTTTGGGTGTTACCTTATCGTTATGCGTATGGAGAAAACCATAACCTCTATGTATATGCGAGTAAAACTGGTCAGAATGTTGATGAGACGCCTCAGGTAGTTATTACCGATGCTAATCAATACACCGGAGAGCCGGTGGCTATTGTGCCGGAAGATGGATCAAAAGCACTGTTGCTGTGTTACAGAGATGATACGAAGGTAACGGATGTTCTAGTTTCCAGTGACATCACTGCGAACTATAGTCAGATTGCGACGCTACCGCCGATTCATCCTGGCTTAGTTACCCACACACCAAATTGTGACAAGTTGATAGCGTGCACATCTGACACGTTCTATTTGTCAACGGATGGCGGTGTTACATGGGATGACAAGCCGCTACCTGCAGATTACTCGCTGATAAGCATGAGCATTTCTAAGGATGGGGGCACGCTATGGGCCATCACCCCTAACCGTGCTGCGCTGAAATCAACCGATGATGGCTCTACATGGAAAGAGTATGAGTTACCCCGTTATTTGGACTATTACGGTGTTACAGCACTTAGTGATGCTGGGTTTATGGCTACCGCAGTTTCATTGGATAACGTTTACCTTTACCTGATGCACTTTAGTGCTGACGGAGAGTTATTATCTGATCGCGCTGAACCATTTTTTAACCAAGAGTCTACCAGCGAGCCATCTAGACCAGTAATCAACGAGACAACCAATCAATATGCATTCACATGGACCCCACCGAATGGAAATGGATACATCGAGCAAGGAGAATTGATATCAGCTAGAAGAGTGCCTTCAGCTGATGGTTATAAACTTTTAGCAGGGAAAAGAGCGTTATGAAATCAATGATCAAGGTGCGTGAAAACCAGACCTTTGTCGTCGTTCCTCTGGATAAAGAAGTTCCTCAAATTGACACTCTTCAGTTGATCACATTAACAGGTTTTCAGGTATCACCGCTGGAGCAAGGGTTTGATGAGGCCGAGTACGAATTTAACGTGCTTAGAGCAAACCCCATCACAGCAACCGCAATGCTCAGCCTTCCAAGTCAGCCTGGAGAAAAGTTCCGTGTGCCTATGCTGCGAACAGACACAGGCAGAACAGACTATTTTGTTGCAGTGGTGAATGAGAACGGAGACTCGATCACAATTAGTGGTCAGTTTGCTACAGGTGGGTGCTGGGTGACTAACAATGAACTCATTAATCAAGAGTTTAGTGAGCCAATGTTTGAGATGCCTGAATTGAGGTTTATGGTGCTGTAATGTCCAATCCTCAACTGGAATATCTGCCTGATAAAGACCGGTGGCGGCTAACCGCCCCGCTCTGCACACTAGAGCAAACGGTTCCGGCAGGCTTTGAGACGGATGGGGCCACTGTGCCACGCATTTGGTGGCCCTTGTTCCCCAGAGTAGGTAAGTACCTGAAAGCGGCAATTAATATGTATGTGCATGCCATAGCGAGCAGACCACAGGCCGACAGGTTGTTTCTGCTAAATATGAAAAGGGACGGTGTGAGAGTACCGCGCAGATACATCATGTTTATTGCCGTTCGGCTGTTTGGGAGAGGCAACTATGATTGAGCTTAACGGCCAGCGAATTCGCCTGAAGTCGATTCAGGTCACGATCAAGCAGGAGTTGGATACCAAAGATGCCAGCGGCCACAGCTCGAATACTGACGCTGCTGAAACCGGCATCAAGGCCAAGATGCTAACGGTCAAAGGCAAAATCCCGTTTGATGCCTATAGCCATTTAAAGCGGCTATTTTCCTTAGCTGAAGCCTTGGATGGTGGAGCCCGCCAGGTGTATCGCATCGCCAGCAGGACCGCAGAAACGCTGGGTGTAAAACAGGTTAAGTTCTCGGGAAATATTGAGGCCGTAGAGCAAGAAAACTTTCGTCAGTGGGCGATCACCTTTCATCTGCAGGAACACCGCAGCGTACCGCAAAAGGTGGAGGAGCGTTTGCCAAAAGTGGCAGCAACACAACAGGGTGGCACTGGGAGTGTTGCACAGAATAGCGACTCACCACCTGACACCGAAGTGCCTCTGACAGGGCTCTTAGGTGCGCTAGAAACGCTGGATAAAGCCTTGGCATAGGCAGGGTGTGTAAATGGCTATTAATTCGCGTTTTATCTCTCGCGCCTGGGCAGGCTCAACTGAGTTGGAGTTATCCAAACATCACCTAATACTGTCTGACATTCAGCCGGGTAATTGTGTGTTAACGGTGAAGGCTGTTGAGGCCATCAAAGTGAATGCTGCATTGGCACTAGAGTTGGGCTGGGGTGATAGTGTGACCCGGGTATTTCTGGGGATCGTTGAACAGGTACAGTCTGCAGAGCCCGGCTATTTGATAGTTCACTGCCGGGAGCTGACGACCATATTAGCGAGGCCGCTAGCAATCGCGCTAAGGCATCCAACAGTGCGGCAGGTAATTGATGAGGTAGCCACTCAAACCGGCCTGACCTTCGTTTTACCAGACAAACCTTATTGCGATACCGCTATTCCCTGCTTCTATGCGGACACATCCGGTTATGGTGTGCTGGATAACATCGGGCGTGCCTTTCAAATCACTGATTTCACCTGGCAACAACAGGGAAATGGAGCCGTGTATCTGGGTAGCTGGGCTGATAGTTTCTGGGCGGGCCGAACTCCCGCTTTGCCTTCTGAGTACATGGATGGTCAGAACGGTAATACAGCTACCATGCCAGCTATGCCAAAGCTAAGGCCACAGGTTGAGGTGATGCTGGACGGAGCCAGGCACCGCTTGTCACGAGTTGAATTCAAAGACACCCAAATGACCATAAGCTGGGGATAGCCATGGACAAAATAATTCGCCGCCTGGTTCTGCGGCTTTTTCCTGAACTCACCGCTGGCCTGCATCTTCCACGGCTGGGCCGTGTGGTTGATCTGCCAGAGCTACCGCAGCAAGGCGGGGAAACACAGAGCGATCCCTTTTACCCTCGTTATGCCGCTGACATCCAGTTATTAGATGAGAACGGTAACGACTGCAAAACCGGAGTGCTGCAAGCTGTGGCTCTGCCCGTTCCCGGCATAGGCGCTGAAGCGGGACGGCTTGAGCCTCCCGCTATCGGTGCAATAGTTGAGATTGCCTTTGCCTACGGTAGACCCGACCAACCATTTATCCGCACCGTGTTACCGCTTGGCTGGAAGCTACCAGCCATCAAGCAGGGCGAAAGCCGCAACCAGCAGCGCCCGGGTGTTTACCATCTGGTAGATGATGCGGGGAACTTCCAGCGCGTCACCGATAAAGATGATTACATCGAGTGCCTGAACCAACGCATCAAGACACTGGAAAACAAGGTGCAGGAGATTGGCGGCAACCTGACCGAAACCATCAAAGGCATTAAGGATGTGACCGCCGAGAAAATCCACCTGACTGGCGGGGCCGCGGTTGTGACCTGTAACCACATCTGCCACTACTCAGGCAAGCCCCACGGCGATGGCTCCAGCACAGTAACAGCAGGGAAATAACATGGCACTAAGCAAAGACTCATTGAAAGGCCGGATTATCACTGAATTGCAAGCCAGAGGCTTTGTAACTGAAGGCGATCACGCCATGGCCGGACAAATGGCCGAAGCCATTGCCAGCGCCGTAGTTGATGAAATCACCAGTAACGCCCAGGTGCCGGTACCAGGCGGCAGCAGTTCGGGAACATACAAAGTAAAGTAGGGATATGAAAATAGCGATTGATTACGATAAAACCTACACAGCAGATAAAAAGCTGTGGGATGCCTTTGTTAAGTCTGCCAAGAAATCTAGACATGCGGTTAGATTCGTAACAAGTCGGAGTGTTACTGGAGATAACCGAAGCCTGATAAATGATGCGAAAAAGCTCGGCATAAGGGTTATCTATACAGCCGGGACAGCAAAGGAAAAACATTGCAAAGAGGTTGGTTGGAAGCCTGATATCTGGATTGATGATCAACCGGAGTCAATACTGAAAGATAGTAACGATTTCAGCTATTGCGTGGTCTAACGCTAACACAATTTAGTATATAACCAGCCCATACAGAAAGGCCCCTACGCAACGTAGTGGCCTTTTTTCCTTATGCTTTACCCAGTCACGAGTGAGTTAAACAAACGCCTCCATGAGCGTCCACGTAAGCGAGAGGCATATAAAACGACACGCCACGTAATCCGCACTCTTCCTCACCCTCCCGCGCGCTTTCCGGTGTGATTTTTTTGCAGTTTTCTAATTGTGCAGTCCATGTGGCCAGCCAGCGCCGCTCTAAGGGCTTTGGGGCGATCAAAGATCTGAAAAGATCGCTAGAAATTGAGGTGTTTTACAGTTCCATGCAGGGCTATATAGATGATCGGCGTCTTTGGACGCTGCATAAATACTGGGTCGGCTCTCGTTTACGTGGGTGTGAGTCTAATCCTGATGGGACAGAGTGACAGGCGAAAAGGC